CTCCAATTTCTCAAACATAACACCACCGAAAACGCCCACTAATAAGCTCGCCCGATTCCTCGATTTCATACCCCATATCATCGCTCTTGCTCTCAATATAGCCAGTCCGCCTAGCCCTGACCATCTGCCCATCAACATCAATCAATAATAACGAACCCACAGGCGGCAACGTGTCTGGGCTGTTTGTTTTTAGCGTCGGGATTTCAACGCTCAAAGCCTGCAACCGCTCTATCTCATCCGCTGCCGCTTCAAAAATACTTCTCCACAGTGGTGCGCAATCTGCGGCTTGTCTCAGTTGCTCTGTGATACTGCTCATAATCCACCTCTCTCATTAGTTTACTTGATAACTCACACATCAACAATAAACTATATTTTATTCATAATCAAGTTTACATATCACAAAGAGTAAACTATACTCACCAAATCAACAAAGGGGATATCTATGCAAATCATCAACAACCTAATAACAGCCGCGCCGGTATTTCTAATTATGTTTTACTGTCTTGTTGGCCTAATTGTGGCGGGGGCTTTATCTGTCCCGCTGATCGCTTATTTCGAAAGAAAGGGCTGGATTGACCTATGATAACCCCAGCGCAACCACGAACAACACAGACTGCACGCATTGCGCGCAATCTACAAATCAAAACAGGAAGGCAAAAGACATGAGCACCGAATCAAAGGTAGGCTTTATTAAGGCCGCAATGACGCTCTACACAAACGACCTTGGGAAGTACGCACTCCAAAAAATAGCGCAAGCTCAGGGACCATATGACCAAGAAGATAACGCGCTATGGTGTGATTTTTACGAATGTTTGCAAGAGGCTGCAAAGGCGTCTGGCGTGAATATGCCAGACTTAACGCAGGATATGGTGGAGGAATTGAAACCTTAACTAAAAAACCGCCCTGATCTCATTACCGAAAAAGGTTAGGGCGCTTCCGATTATTGTTACCCCACCTACCGCAATCCAAATAAGCCGATCATTAACTCTAATTCGATCCTCAAGCCTGGTACCTATGCCATTTATTCTCTCTTCCATGTGGACGCTTAATCTGTCCAGCTTAGGTTCAAGTTTTTGGTTTTGCTCAGCAATAACAGTGAGACGAGCCAGTGATTCCGCCACATTCTTATTGATCGTGCGTATATCCGACAATTCGCCCTTTATCTCGCCTACATCATTAGACAAATGCTTTACGTCAGTCTCAACCGCTAACAGTCTTAAGCTATCTACTTCCACCATGTCGCCCATAATCCGAATATTTCCACAATCGTAGTTTATTTACTCTGAATTTTAAAGTATCCCCGAAGATATTAAACATTCGATATGTAAAGAAATACTGTGGTTTTGTGCAAACGCGTGGATTTCAGGCAATAAAAAACCCTCCTTAGAGGGTTGGTTTTCAGCGCTTGACCAAATCAGGGGCAACAACTACACTTTAGTTTCTCAGTAGCCATCACTCCCCTTGCCCTCTTTCGAGGGCTTTTTTTTATTCCTGACAAATCCACTGATCACCGAAATCAAAGCCGAGCATTGATAGCTGCTTATCCATATCGCTAATAAATTGCGGTATCGCATCTTCTAGCGTCTTTTGCATTTTATCATCACGCTCTACCGTGATTATGTGAAGATTCTTTTTCTTCATTCGCGGGTCAAACGATCCAAAATCCCAAAGGTCCAAGCCGCTCACAAACATTGAATACTGTATTTGCCACAAATAATCAGACTTGATTTTCTTGTCTGTGATTGAGCGAATATGAACCTCTGTCGTTAGTGGGCATTTAATTTCTAACCCTCTATCACTCACGACACCATCAGGCGAACAAGCGCACCGCATATCATCAGAATAAAGCAATGGCACGCTGTCGACTTGGGTAGAATTTAGAAATTCATAAGAAGCCACAGCGTGCGGCTCCTGCTGATTGCCCCAATCTAGCGCCTTGGCCTTTACCATTTCTTTATGTGTGCCAGTGGCTACCTCTGCGATTAACTCAGCCATATAGGTTAGGCGCGTGTCAGTCGTCGCGCCTGCAACGATACATTTCGCTTTTGAGGCCGTCATAGTGCCGAGCCTCATTTGAAACCATTCCTCTGACTGCTGACCCACCTGTACTGGATCGAAACCCAGCACCGCGCTGTGCTTTGCCAGCTTTTCACGAATTAATCTCTCAGTTAGATTGTGCATTCTTCATAACCTCTTTTTTGTGCTCTAACATGCCAATGATTTTGGTCGCTTCGTCTGGCGTTAAATCACCTGGCGTTTGCGCGTTACTCATACCGAGCGAGTTGGACGCATAGCCAATCAACACAGACCAATCTGTTTGCGTTTCGCCAAGCAATCCATTAATAACGCTCACATCTTTAGGGCTAACCACGGCGTTAGTGTGCGTATTTCCGTTTAGATCAATACCTTGACCCATTTGTGTGTTCAAGTATTCCTCTGCTGTGCGTAGTCGCGCCACTTTAGGCCAATAGGTTGACGCTTGGCGAACGACGGTCTTCTTAATCATTGCTGCCTCGTCAGTCTTCCACGGGCTAGAGCGGCCACCCTTAAACGATGGCGAACGCTCGCGGATTGCGTAAATATCCGAAATGCTCATCTCATGCGTTAAGAAGTCACCGCTTGACGTTTTGGCTACAACATACGCCCCAAGTATTTCGCCACGGTTTTTATCAAATGGGTTGTATTTGTGTATTGGCTCCGAGTCGATGCCTGTATTCTGGTATTGATCCGAGGCATAAACAATTTTCGCCTGTGCCCACTGAATTGCGCCAGCTTCAACCGCTAGCCAAATTAATCCGTGGTAACTAATATCAAGTTTTACTTGTCGATCTCTCGGCACTAGGTACGCCAGCTTTTGCGCTGGGTTTAAACTAATACCAATAGCCGCCACATTCTTGATCGCGTTTACCAGACTGTCACGGTTGCTGATCGCTGTTTTAAGCAAAAAGTCATTAGCCTGTAAAAGCTGGGTTGCGAATTCAGCCTCACGATAAAATGTAATATCGTTTGGTGCCGAGTTCACAGAGTTAAAAACACCCTCTTGCGACAAGATCAGGTTGTTCATATCTTGAATTGGCGCTACTTGCTGATTTTGCTGGTACATAAACACTCCACCGTTTTCGTTATCGTTGCATCAAGTTTACTTTACTATTATAATAATGTAAACTTTATCAATGAATTAATTAAGGGGTATCACATGCAAACAGAACAGGCAAAAAACTTCGCGGGTAACAAACTGCAATTGTGCAAGCTGCTCGGCATTTCGCGTATGAGCGTAAGCCACTGGGGTTACTGGGTGCCAGAAAAACACGCTCGAACTATCTCGAATATGGACGGCTGTACAATCCCGTTTGACTCGCCTCTGTACGCTGGCACAACGTCGATCGAACGCAATGGCAAGACTTATAAGCCTGCCATTCACATACGCTCTACCGCCATGCTAGGCAAACATATTGCTATGGGTGAAAAGTTATTCTTCGACATTGGTGGAAAGATGACACCAATCACCAGGGCCGAGGGCGACATCTACAAAAATTTCCGCACTTACCCAATGTATACGGAGGTGAAACAATGCTCTTAATATTAACAGGCGAACAGCTCGGCCTTGATGAAGATCATTTCTTTGATGAATTTGAAGTGGAAATTGACGACGACCTAGCCGAGGATGATGTTATCGACATAATCCAAGTGCTAGAAAATAGCTGTGACGTGTCACACTTAGTCGATGAAGACACAGCCGCGCGCCACATCAGAACCATTCTTCAAGTCATGCGAGATAACGCGCTAATTGAGCGCCAAGCAAATGATAGAGAAATAGATCTATGAACCTTGATCCAAATACAAGGGGCGGCGTAGTGAATGCGCGCCGCCTTATCCTTCTAGCCTGCTTTGGTTTTTACGGAATATTAGGGATTATCATTTATTTTATTTTCCTATAAAAAAAAGCCCCATAAGTAAAGGGGCTTTTTGTTGTTTTAACTCCACCCCTCATACTCAACCAGGTGAGCATAAAGCTCTTCTTCCGTCTTAAAATTAAACTCGACACCATCAACGATCATAATATTGTCGGTCGGATGCCATTCATTAAGCACCCAATCAACATAATCAGCCTGGCAGCCTACACATAGCTCATCAATCAACAAATCCACCATCGCATAATAAGAGGTTGCCAGATCATTATCGAAAAATGCCGCATTGATAGACATTGGTAGCGAGTCAGTAAAACGGTCGGCTTTGCGTCTCAAATTAACCAGCTTGCGTAGCGTTGCTATATTAATCACACCGCCCCCTCGTTCTTAACGCGCCCAGTAAAAAACCGATTGATGCGCTTAGCTGTGTTTAGCGCCTCGTTGCGGTCTTTCGTAAACTTCCCGCAAGGCAAGCGCCAAGCGTTGTTCTTATCTGACCATGGCACCGTAGCAGATCCATAGTTTACGCGACGATCTTCAAATTTGTTGTGTGTCATTTGGCTAGCTCCTTGAGTAGTGCGTCAGCCATAGCTAATGCGTCTTGAGCTAAGTGCTCAGGATTTTGGTAGTCTGCAAGGCTCAAATTTGACATTGCGTGCATAGCAAATATTTCTCGCTTAGTTAGGCCGCCCGTTCTCGCAGCCGCCCATTCTGGGTCGTTACTGTTTGGCGAGGTTGGCATTGCTGGCATTGCTGAATTTTTCATTTTGATTTACCTATAATTTAAGTCCGTGATTTTCGTGAAAGTTATATTCTTTCTCGGCTCTGGCTCTAGCAATTTTTGCTTCCTCGATATTTGAGAACCAGCCAAGATTTTTATTTTTCCCAAAAACCCTTATTTGAGCCACCCACTTATTTCTTAACTTGCTAAATGAGACGCCGCAAACCCCACTTTTGTTGTCGACCCTAAGCTTTACATTCCTGTTATTTTCTAAAGGGGTAACTAGCCTTAAGTTTTCTCTTTTGTTGTTGGTTTTATTGTGATCTATGTGGTCAATATCCATTTTAGGGAGTTCTCCATAATAAAAAGCCCATGCCAACCTATGCTCTCTAAATCTATAAGATAAGCCTTTTATTGTTATGGTTATAGTTCTGTACCCGCTCGCTTTGTCTACGCTTCCAGCCACCGTGTTTGGATAGATCTTATTCCACCCTAAGAACCTAGATTTATTAACAAAATCTTCGGCTGGCCTAAAATTCCAGTAAAAAACACCATTATCAAGCCTTAAAACTTCCTTTATTTTTTTTACCGTTATTTTGTTTTCTTTCATCTAATTTTATCCTACAAAAAAGCCAATGCACTAAGAAGGGGTGATAATTGGCCTGCAAGACTGGCCTCCCTAAATAATGCACTGGCTGTTTTATTCTCACTTATTAGGCTTATCACGGCCCTAAGACAAAGCAATATTAAAGTTTATTTACTCAACTTGCAACACTTTCAAGCGCCAAAATTAGCCGCTCCCGATCCTCGGCCTTTTCCTTTTCTGTTCGCAAGTCCCTGCTGTCGTCGATCTCGTAAAATCTTTTATCTTGGCTCAAACAATCAATAATCTTGTCTTTATTTAAGCGCGTACCATCGACGCAAAACAAAAGCCCCACGTTTGCACGGAATCGCGGCGAAAACTCGCCAGCGAACACGTCAAGCTCTTTGAGCGCCTGCTCTGTTACTTCCAACCAAGTCGCGTTCCCAACGGAATAATCAAGATCACAAATCTCAGTTTTATGCACTCGCCCGAATGCGTCCTTTAGCACCACGACTGGGTAAAAAATCCAATCTAATCGGATCTTGTTGTAAATGTTTGAGGCCGGATCGAATGCCGCTAGGGTTTCATCAGAAACACAGGTGCGGTTACCTGGCGTTATTCTGTTGACATAGTGCGGGTGCCCAATCTCAGGCGTGAATACCACGACATGCTTCGCAAGGTTCGCTTTGATGAATGCGCGTAAACGCTTGTTGTGATTGTTTTTGTTTCTCATTTTAAACCCCTTAAAATATTCTATAATTTTCTTTTTCTGCATCACTCATGCCTGAAAACCTTGAGACTTCAGCCCAATTTCTTAGGGAAATATTTCTGTAATCTCTTGGTTTTTCTGTGTGCCTGTTAAGCACTGTTGGCCCGAAATAGTTGTGCCATTCGAAAGTTACACCGCCCACCCTGTAAAATTTGGCAAATGATACGTGCAGTACTTCGATTTTATTCACACCTCAACCCTCTTACTAATTTTTCCTTTTCCCTGGCAGTATATGCAAATTCCCAAAAAACCAACTTTACTAATCCAGTCAGTCAGTTTTCTTTTTCCCTTGCCATCACAAACCGAACACTCAACCCATTCAAACTTAGCCTCAACAAACCGCCCCGTGCCTACAAAATTGGTAGGGTTTGATAGACATCTGATTATTGGTTTCATAACATCCCCCTTAATAATTTCGGCTATCTCTATAGCTCTCTGGTGATAGGTTTTCAAATCGCGTGTACTGCCCAATGAATGCCGCTCTCACTGTGCCTAGCTCGCCATTCCTGTGTTTGCCAATGATAATCTCGGCAATGCCTTTGTCAGAGCTGTCGGGGTTATACACTTCGTCTCGGTATATCAATGCGATTAGATCAGCATCCTGTTCTATCGCGCCAGACTCGCGCAAGTCTGAGTTAATTGGGCGCTTATCCTGTCTGTTTTCAAGACCTCGGTTAAGCTGTGATAACGCGATCATTGGACAATTAAATTCTTTCGCCATGGATTTAAGTGATTTCGAAATTTCTGATACTTCATTAGCTCGGCCTTCTTTGAACCCTTCAATTCGCATAAGCTGCAAATAATCGACAATCACCAAGTCAATACTGCCCTGTTCGCGCTGTAGCTTCCTGAGCTGGTTCCGCATCTCTACTGGGCTAATTGCGGGCGTGTCGTAGATTGATAACTTAGTTTTTTTAAGCAACCCCGCTGCCGTTATCACTTTCGCCCAGTCACTAGGATCAAGATCCCCTTTTTTTAGTTTTTTCTGGTTCACTCGGCCAACTGACGAAAGCATACGTGTTGCTAAGTGATCCGCTGGCATTTCCAAGCTGAATACAGCCACAACGCCTTTTGAATCAATCGCTACACTCTCTGCAATATTCATCGCTAGGGACGTTTTGCCGCTCGAAGGCCTGCCGCCAATGATCACCAAATCAGTGTTTTGTAGACCAAGCGTTAGGTCGTCTAGGTCTTCAATGCCAGTACTGACACCTGTCACGCCACCTTTGCTCTGGCTCCGTTCGTCGATCTTATCGACTGCCATATTCAAAACGTCGGTTATCTTCTTGAACGTGCCTTTGGTTCGGTTTGTGTCGTTGATCTTGGCCAGCATCGTTTCGGCAGAGTCCACGATCTCAGCGGACGTTTTGCCCTCGCGGTTGTGAGCCATGCCTGCAATTTCGCTCGCTGTGTATGCCAACTTCCTGACCACTGACCGCTCTCGCACGATCTCAGCGTATGACACGACGTTTGATGCGCTCGGCGTGCTGTCTGCGATCTCCAAAAGGTACGGAATACCACCCACTTCTTCCAGTTTTCCATCTCTGTCGAGGCGTTCACTGATGGTAACAAGATCTAAGGCCTCTGAGCTGTCCACTATTGAAAGAATCGCCCCATAGATAAGGCAATGCTCAGGCCTAAAGAAATCGGCCTCAGAAACGATCTCAGACACGTTTTCGTAAGCCTTGGGATCCAGCATGATACTACCCAAAACGGAACGCTCGGCAGAAATTGAGTATAGATTCTTATTCATCATTATTTCTCCCCCTTGCTTGCTTGCCACTTTTCGAGCCTGATTTTCATTTCAGCTAATGTTTTCTTTTTCTCTTGCTCGGTCAAAGACAAGCATTCTTTTTTCTCTGGCTCCGTCTTCCCGATCATTGCCTTTAATTCTGCCAACGCTTCTAGGTTTTCCGCCTTTTCTCGCTCGGTCTGCGGCTTTTGCTCTAGCATCTTGGGCTTCTCTGGCTTCGTGTACGTTAGCGTTTCACCGTTGCACACACGCAAACACAGCTCGCAATAAATTCGAATGTACTCGGCCTTGTACGCTTTCTTGTCTTCGTTGTGGCGGATTGCAACGAATGTTACCTCACGGCCTGCCAATGCAACGATAGGGTGTGTGGGTTCCCACTCGGTCAGGTCGTGGCACTTTCTCGCGGTTTCCATGTAAGCGGCTTCGGGTGATGGTATTCCGTGGCACCATGAGATAAAATTCCCTAAGGAAGGCCAGTTGCAAAAGCTATCCTCAGCGGCATAGGACTTCGCACGCTCTATGCCGTTTTTTAACATCTCGCGATCTATATTCGCCTTGGCTAAAGCCACTCCCCACTCTCGCATCATCGAGAGCTCTTGCTTTTCAGTTTTCATAACTATATTGCATTTTGGGTAGTAGGCTCTCAGTGTTTGAAATATTTCTGTTATGGCCTCCGCCATTGCCGCACCTTTCGCGCGGTTGCTATCGCTTGGCTGGTGGCTGTATGGGTTGATGTTATTCATTGTAGATCTCCTTTTGGTCAAACATGCTTGTTAGTTCGCTAGCTAGGTTTTCTGTATTGTCCCATTTTGCTTTTTGTTGTGGCTGTGCTGCTGGTGGGTTATGGGCGTTATCCATAAACCGCTCAACATTGTTACCGTCACGACAAATCAATTCCAAATCGTTCCATGGTTTGCCTTGAGTGTTAACCCCCATGTTGTGTGGGGTTTTTGAGCAGCCAATTATTGCTTGTTTGATTTGGTCGATAGTGTAACCCTCTTTCAATCTCGCCCTTACTGCCGCCTCTCTTTTTTTGTTTAGCTTGGTTGATGTATTTTTCTCCATAACCTGTACCCAGCAATTGAAAGCGTCTTGAATATCGTTTGCTGTGCTGCCTGCTTTAGCTGGCAAGTTAGATTCATGGTTTTTTTGTGAGTCGCTTTCCATTTCCTTGATACCTGTTCCCTGTTCCCTGTTCCCTGTTCCCTGTTCCTTTCCTGCAGTGATATATCCGTGATCATTCAGTGAACTATCATTGAATTGAATTAAGTCCTTGATTTTACTGGAACTTGGTCGGTTAACCTTCTGGTGTTTTAGGAAGTTGACCACTTCCCCATAAACCTTCTTACCCTTCTTGCATGGGTATAGCTTTAAATACCCAGACTGCACCAATTGATTGAAGCATTCGTGAATGCTCACTGAGGGTTCAGTGAGTGGAAATAAGAGTGAGGAGACGAGCTTTTCATTGGCATTAAAAAAGCCTTCGTCGTCCGCCATATTTAAAAGCCCTATGGCAACCAGTCGGGCTGTCTCCGATATTTCCGCAAGATCTTCGTCTTGCCAAAACTCAGGCTTTACCGTTCTGATTCTCATTACTTAACCTCGGCTTGATTTTGAACCAATGTTACATAAGCCTCTTTCGTCATAATTATAAAAGAGTCTTTGCCGCGCTCAGTCACTACTACTGGCTTTTTTAATGCGCTCTCAAGAACTTCAGGAGCCTTGCGCTGTAAATCCGTCTTGGTGAATTGCTCTAAAAACATAATCTTTCTCCTGTCTAATTTCGTACAGAATAACGCATATAAATACGTAATGCAATACGTACAAACAAGATCACACCCACAAAAAAACCCTCACTTGGAGGGCTTTGTTTCGGACATTACGCCCTTGAGCATTAGCTCAAAGCGTCGCGGCCTATCGCGGTGCCAGTTGATCAGGTTTTCTTTTGACTCGCCTGTTAGCCTGGCAAACTCGGCAAGACTTTTAAGCCCTGCCGCCTTGCATTGTTCTGATGGTGTCATAAATAACCTCTAGCTTGTCTATACGCCTTCTTGCTTACTCTGCTTAAAGCCCATCTTAGCCAAAAACTGTAAGCGTCTTCATCTTTCTCAAAAGCGGTTATACAATTCACTAATTCCTTTCTTGTCATATTATCTGGGCTTTTCCCTGCCCAGATGTGTACGCTCATTAAATACTCTCCAGTAATACGTCGGTATGAGCAGCCATTATAGCCATTTCATACATTTCAAATTCATTTATAAGGCGTTCCATTGCTTGTAGGCTACTTAAACCAGTTTTCATATTTTCTTTAATTTCTTTTTTGAAGAAAGATTTAGTTAATTTTTTCATTTCGTTTACTCCGTTTCGTTAGTTGATGAATACAGTATAGATAAAGATTTTAACCTTTGCAATACATTTAAGATAAATATTTTAACTTATTTTAGGTGTAAAAAAACCCTCACTTGGAGGGCTTGGATTGCTTGCTGGTGGCTATACTTCTATTGTGCAAATCACCACGCTCACACGCGCATCGGGGAACTGGTTATGCAGAACTTCGCTGTATTGCACGCTCTTAGCGCCTGCTACTGGCTTGTCACGCATACCGCTTGGCAATATGGCAACCAATCGTCCATTTGGTGCTAGTTGCGTAACAGCGTGCTCTAGGTGGATTTTAGCGCGCCCTTCGCTAAATGGTGGATTCATTATGATTCGGTCGTATATTGGGCGGTCAAACAATAGAAAATCGGCTTGATCTACACTGTACCCTTTTGATCTTAATATCTCGCAATGCAGCCCCGATAGCTCCACACACTGTATTCTGTGTTTTCCGTCTATGTGCTCTACCAGGCTACCTTGACCAGCGCTTGGTTCTAGCACTGTGTGGTTACTTTCAATTTCCGCCATCGTCACCACGTGCGCAGCTAATTCGTCAGGCGTTGGGTAGAATTGGTGGGTTACTTTGTCGGGTAGTTCACCCGTCAAAATGATGCTGGCTATCACCTGATTTGGTGAATAGTCGAACTTGATCGCATCAGTTGTGAACGTCTTGCGCCCATCGTATGTGCGCTTTTCAATACGAGTCTTTACGCCACCGATACTTTGCAAAATATCCATAACCTTTTGTTTATGGTTTGTTGATGGCTCAAAAGTCATCCCATTGATTCGTCCCTCGCTTAACTCGTGTAATACCTCGTCAGCGATTGGATTATTGATGACTTTAAAATCTTTATGCTTTTTCTCGGGCTTGCGTATTGACGCATGAGACAATGCAGCAGGATACAAGAAAGCCAATATCTGGTTTAACTGCCAGGCAACGTCAGGGTGTATTTCAATGTGAGCTGTTCCTTTTAAATACACTCGAACTCGCAACGTTCCGCCGTCCCAATCAAACCATTCGCCAGTGTAATTGTATTGGGTTCTTAATTTTGTCGATGACGTTCCATGCCTTGGTTCTTCTCGGCCTAGCAGCTTAGCAATGACTTTGCGAAGATCATCAATGTGACCGCCTTTTGTGTGATTTGGGAACCATCCGTTTTCTATCACGTTAGCCATGATCATTCGCTTACGAAACCCTGTCGGCGAGTTTGTAACATGCTCACCGCTAAGGCTTCGAAATATTCCATCCACTCGTTCGGCTATAAATTGACTACGCATACGAAGCAAGTCCTCGAACGTAGCGTACACAGATGCCACTTCAAACGCTGGGCACTTTCGCTCTCTTATCATGTCGTGCCATTCGTCGCGTCGCTTTTGAGGCATGTGATCGTAAACGTCAGTCATGTTCATAGCGCGCTGCCAGTAGTTGGAATTTAACAGCGCAATACCGTCCTCAAGATTAAACATTTTTGTATAGATTGCCGCGCCTCGCTGAGTGTTTGCAGCTTCAACAAAGGTGTCAAAAGCCTTTGAGAATCCCGCCTCGCCAATGGTTTTTATTGCGTCATTAAGTCCTTCAACCTCGCTGTCATAGGATGCTATTAGGGGCTTTAGTAGATCAGTGCTCGCAGGAGCAAAGAAAGAATTTATTATATTTGATGGTAGCGTTTGCATTATCACCCTCCCAGGTATTTAAAAAAGCCCTAGTTAAAGGGCTTTGTATGTCCGGTCTTCTTAATCAGAATGGCACATCATCGAAATCGTCAAAGCCTGGCGCTTGCTTCTTCACTACCAAACCCGCCGCGATTGCTTTTTGTAGATCCCCGTTTACGCTAGGGTGCTTTTTAACGGCTTCCACTGGGTGCCCTTGCGCTTTGCCTGCTGCTTCATATTCTGCCCACTGGTCTCCCTGTGGTGGCGTCTGAGGTGCATTCCCCAAGCTTCCGTATGATTGCGGTTGCGGTTGCTGTGCTGGTGGTTGCTGCCCCCAACCTCCGCCTTGTGGCGCTGCTTGTTGTGCTTGTGGTATTTGCACGCCCTCACCCCAAAACACTTTGCAGTTGCCGAGAATTGGACCTTTAACGCCCTGGTCTTTTTCTTCCTTCTTCACGTCCTGGGTGATCATGCCGCTGTTGCCGTATTGATCCAGTTGGTCAAGGTCGATGAAAACAGTGCAATCAAGATAGTCTCCCTTCTGGCCGCGAAATACTCGGGCCGCTTCAATTGCAGATAGATTGATTTTTAGTGATACGCCAATTTTTGACATTACTTTTTCCCCTTCGCTTTTTTGATTAGTCGTTTAGCTTGCATAGTTGCCAGCCAGAATTTTAGGTTTATGATTGTGCGTTTCATGTTGCTGCTCCGTTATGGTTTAGATACTTTAATCTAAATATAATGATAAATCAAGTTTACAAGTGGTTTTATTGGTGCTACATTGATTCCACAAATTAACGAAATAGGGATTTTTATGGAAGCGTTACTGATCACATCATTGTTTTTCTGTTTGGTGTTTGCGTTCGTCTGTTCGAGCATGGCCAAGAGTCGCAACCGCGGCCCTGTGCTTTGGTTCTTCTTGGGCTTTTTCTTGGGTCTGATTGGCGTTATCCTGCTCGCCTGCATAGGCCGTGGCACTAAGGGCATGAAGCGCTGCACAAATTGCGCTGAGTATATTTTTAACCAGGCTAAAGCTTGCAAGCATTGCGGCGTGGAGGTTTAAGGTGAAAAAAGAAACAATCGAACCGCGCGTACTGTCCGAAAAAATTGGTGCAAAATACGACGCGGGCAAGCCGCTATACAACCTCATCCCTGCGCACGCTGAGGCTGAGCTTGTGGACGTTTTAACCTTTGGGGCAAACAAGTACGCACCCAATCAATGGCGCAACGTAGAGAACGCGACAGGGCGCTACACGGCGGCCGCAATGCGACACTTGGCCGCCTATCGGATGGGTGAGGCTAACGACCTAGAAAGCGGGAAACACCATCTTGCACACGCTATGTGCTGCCTAGCCTTTATCATTGAAATGGATTTAGAGGGAAAAAAAATGAAAATCCTGGATGCTAAGCAAGAAGAACAGTCCGTGAGTGATGCGGTTAATTGGCAGGACCGTGAGGCGGAAACGTACGACGAATTGCGCGACGCTCATCTTGATCTAGTGCGCGAAAACATGCTGCTGATCAAAGAAAACGAGGCGTTAGCTCAACGCATCAAGAACCTACATCGCGCCATCAATGACGCTAAGGCCTGCCTAGATGAGTGACGCAAAACTACGCAAACAGAAAGAGCGCGAACTTGCAAAGCAGCGCGGGGAAACCACGGTTTCGGTTAAGCTGTCTCAGCTTCACTCTGAGCGCCTAGAATGGGCGGCAAGTGTTCGCGGGTACGACAAGGCCGAGTATATCGCTTTGTTGATTCACAGGGACGCTGAGGCTTTAGAATCGACTTTGGATAATATGGGAGCGTGTTCGTATTGTGGCAATGAGTTGCCGAAGGGGTGTGCTGCTAAGTGGAAGGGGCACCGTGAGTGCCTGCAAACAGTTAAACAGAGAGAGGTTTTAAGTTTATGAGCAATAAAGACTTTTTAGAAAAACGATTGGTTGAGTATGAAGCAAAGGCCGAGCAAGCGCGAACCGATGGCAACTACCCAGAGTTTCAAAAATGGGAATTTGAAGCGGCCAACATTAAGGCACTCATTAAAATGGGCGACGAGGTGACAGAGTGATCACCATCGGCTTGGATCCTGATATTGAAGCAAGCGGTATGGCGATAATCAAAGAGGGTGCTATTGTCTCTATGTTTAAGGTTCCATTCCCTGAGCTAATCGAGCAGATCGTAAACGCTCACAAGAATGGCGAGATCGTTGTAAAGCTGGAAGACGTGGAAGCCAATAAACCCATGTTTGTGCGTAACCTGGCGGGAGCTAAGCAAGCTATGAAGGTCGCGCAGAATGTCGGCATGTGCAAAGGTGTGGCGCGCATGATCAAAGAGTCTTTAGAGTATCATGGTGTTACTGTGCAAATGATCAAGCCGTTAAAGGGTGCGGTCAAGAAGGCCAAAAAAGACGCCTCGTATTTCAACCAAATTACGGGTTGGGATAAGCGATCAAATGAAGATTGCAGGGATGCGGCTTTAATCGGATTATACGGAAATAAAAAACTGTGACATGTCACAAAATAGGGGGTTAAAAATGCCAATGGAGCGAAAATACATATCAAGGCGCGTGAGCTATGACCAAGAGTGTCGCGTGGTCTCTATGTATAAAAACGAGAGGGCAATAAAAGACATTTCCAGATCCGTCGGAATTGGAAGAAAAACGGTTCAAAAGATTCTTGATGCTCATGGAATAAGAAGACCATACAAGCCCGCAGAGGCCAAGAAGGCTGCACATAGGGATGACGCGAGCGGTACGATTATCCAGCAATGCGTATCTGGTATGAGTGAGAGTCACAAACTGTTAAATCAATTATTCAGACCGTCAAAACTAGCATAAGAAAAAGCCCCGTTATGGGGCTTTGTTTTTACCTTTCGCTCCGAGCGCACCCTCTACGAATCCACCGCCAAAATAGAAAACGATGATCGTTAGCATGATCTCTCCGATGTAAAACTCACCGATAACCGAACGCACCACGTCTATTTTCGCGTCATAGAATAGCGCCATTACTAACACCAAAACAAAGCTAGATAGGAATGTCACAGCAAACATTGTTGCAAGTATCCGCTGTGCTATCTTAAACGGCGCATAAGCCGCCATAAGATCCGTCTTGGCCTTTGATTTCGCCGCGATCATTTCAGCGTCAGACGTGTGCATTTTGTCGATCAGGTCCATGCCCTTAGTGATCACGTCGCCCGTTCCGAATATCGTGCTTAGTATTCCCATCAATCCATACTCCGCTTTTTTACGTCAGACCACCAGGACCTAACATCAAAGTTTGGGCACGTCTTTTTGCTGTCTAAGTCGCGATGCCCCAACACCTCGGCATCTGGGTATTGCGCATTAAGAGATAAGACCAATCCCTCTAATGCTCGCCACTGGTCGCCATCGAACTGATCTCGGCCAATCATGCAGATACCTAACGAATCCTCGTTATAGCCCGCGACGTGTGAACCAATCCAGTAATGAGGGCGGCCTGCCCTGACCGCCCCCCCCACTTCGATAACATGATGATACCCGATGCCATCCCAGCCCTTCGCCAAGTGCCAGCCGTGAATATCCTCGGCCGTGTCATCGCGCCCGTTCGGTGTGTCGCTGCAATGGATCACTATTTTTTTCATTTCGCCTTACCTTCAAGATCCTCGCAAAACCTCGGCACGTATGTCTCCTTCTCTGCAATGAATTCTTGTACATAGCAGATTGGCTTAGGCTTTTCTGCTATCAGCGCATTGAGCGAGACATTGATTATCCATGCAACTGCTATGTATTCGAAGGGTGTCATGGGATTAACCCACGCAATTCAACACGCAGCGTTTCAGATTCAGCGTCTAACTCTGATAATTTATCATGGTCGTACTGTTCAGCACTACCCGCTGCAATTGCCCGCAGAGGTCGCAATGATAGAGCATCAAGCTCTGTTAATCGACTTTCAATTTCAGCGATACGTTGTTCAGTGGTTTGAGGCTGTACACCGAAGTCACTAGGTAGTTCTTGCCACTCATTTGACGCAAGCCACTCCTCAACTTGAGCGTATAACTCGTTAGTGACGGGAACAATTGCACCGCTCTTAATGTCTTTGTAATCTTGCAGGCAAGCTGCACCAATTTTATGTTTTGCAAACATGTTTTAACTCCTCATATATCTCACTAGGTATTCTCAGCATAGTGTCTAGCATTTTATCTCTGAACTTTCCATGAACCCTAGGAAAGTTCTGCACTTGTGGGTATAGATAACGAAAAACCGTATCGTACTTCTCTATTAAGACCAAGCCGTCTTGCGACGGCTGTCGTTTCGCTGTCGCTCCACTCACAGGATCAAGTGGTCACAGACGGCACGGACACTGATGCCGCCGTCGGAGCCGCCAGTTGAGGCGTTCCAGCTCGCAGAACGAGAACCTGCAGCAACACCATCGTTCCAGCCGGCACCAAGTAGCACCGAACGTGGATCACCACTGTAAACACTACCCCGACCATCAGTGATTGCCGCAGCGGAGCCAGACGAACCCTGCGTATCCGCTCCCCATATCCACATTACCCCCGTTGCTTGCTCTAAACCTATTGCGCTGCGATGACCTGCTTGGTACTTAGTAGTCACTGGATCTGTACCGAAACTCTGCTGCTCAACAACACCGTAAGCTAAGCCGCTAAACTCCCCCCAGAACGCAAGGCGCTTACCAGCGTTTATTACTAGATCCCATGCTTCGAACCACGTTAAAGATCCGTAAGTCGTCACTCCATTACCACCGTAGATGGCGGGTACTATAGGAGGGCTAGCCCCGTCTGCTATAGTCACATCTGATCTGCTATAGCCATTTAAACCATATTCAACATCCATCAAATAGATGTCCGCCCAAACACGTCGATCCGGTGATAGAGTCATTGCGCGTGGATTACATTTAGGTCTAAAATTTATATCCCACAGACTATTCGGGTTAATCCCCCCTGTGGTGTGGTAGACGTGGAATCCACCAATGAGAACACCGCCAGTTGGTCTTGCTGTGTCGAACAATTGAGCAGATAAGCTGCCATCAGACAATCCATAAATTTTATAATCAGAGGCGCTCGCAAGTGTTGGTAGGGTGACTACCTCACCTGACAATATTTCAAATATACTGCCATCAGTTGAATATGAAAAATCTTGCGAGGCTAGCACGTCAGCCCCAGAAACTTCGAAAGCTACGGTGTTGCGATCTGTTTTTAATAATGCTGATCGCGAAGAAACCAGTGTTGAAACGGTAGGAATGTCATTTGGGGTTGTACCTACATTTAGAAATGCAGCCGTGCCAACGCCTTTGAGCCAGTACACACCAACGGCAGGCGTTTGGCCTACGCTGTTTTGTTTAGCTATCCAAGTGCTTCCAGAGTAGCTGTATGACTCGCCCTGCAGCACGTTAGTTGATACTGTCCAGTCGCCTTTATAGTTAGCTGCACCAATGGCTACATCGCGAGCGTCAATTGCTGTATTTGCGTAGCCTGCCGATTCTTGCGCATAGATCCCAGCCTGCAACACTGCCGCACCTTCATCTAAAGTGCCGATCAAAGGCTGGTAGCGCCAAGTCACCGATCCCGCAACGCTTGAGACAGAGATTCTGTATTCACCCTGCTGGGCGTAGAATGAAGCTAGACCGTCCGATCCCGTCAAGAATGGATTAGATAGAGCTGCCGTCCCTTCTCTGTTGCTGTAAATCGTAGACAGAAGACCTGTTGATTCATCAAATACGGAAACCTGAGCGCCTTCAATCACGTCTCCGGCGCTGTTTGTCACTGTTCGCTGAAATATTGGTAATGCCATTTATATTTCTCCTATGAGATTCTGAGCCAGAGGGTTGTTTTGTCTGAAGGATTCGCAGTACCACTCCTCGTATACCCCATGCAGCGCCAGCTACCGCTAGCTGCTGAATACGTTTCACTGCCTGCTGATGCGTAAAACAAATTTCCGCTTCTTACCGTGCCTGGTATCGTTGTACCCCCACTATAGTTGAGCATTGCATAGCTTCCGACTTCGCCAGCCCGCGTATCTGCATTATTTAGCCTTGCTGCATCCGGTGCTAACTTATCCGCTGTTACTGCATCAGCGCTTAGCTTTGCGTTTGTCACTGATAAATCTTCAATAGCCGCTGTTTGGGTTTTCGGCGCACCCGCTGCACCCTCTGCTTGCGCCGTTATGTTGTCACGCATTGCGAGCATGTCAGCACTACGCGCTGGGGCGTTTGGTGATAAATTTTCGTCCGGTATATCTGTCCAATCTGCCATTTTTTAACTCCACCTGTAAGCATCATCGCCGTTAAGCATTAAACCATTACCATCAGACCACCACGCATTCAAATCGTCTTTGTCTGTGTCGCTCGCGAGATCATATGTAACCTGATCGTCAGCCGTCCAGTATGCTGGGCGGTTGATCTGGAATGTAAATCGTCTTAAATCATAGCGTATTTTATCGCCGTATTGTATTTCTTCCACTGCGATAATCTGCCACAAGCCGCTCTCGGCCTGACCAAATTCGTCCTGTATCTGCGGCACTGTTACGCTCACCACGTCAGCCGTCCACAATGATCGGTCTTTTGCGTCCATCGTAATGCGCATGTATTCTGGCGTTTCAGCGAATGCGGCTAGGCGGCGCGTACCGATTTGCAAGGCTTGCGATTCTGACACCATCCATCGGCTAAATATAGATGATGATCGAACTTCGTTAAATAGGAACTCGCTTTCCGCTTCACCATCCACAGTGATGCGAACGTTTGAATAGTTCGAAATTTCGTCATCGTTTGCCGTTGGGTTTTTCTGATTATAGTAAATGATGACTCGACTCACTCGCTCGTCTGGTTTTGCAGACAGAGAAAATGAGTCTTTTAATATGTTTGATTCGTTGTTGATTGCGGGGGTGTCTCCGCTCACTGGGCTTAGGGCCCTCATTTCGATAAGCTGCGTTCGCTCGTCCCACCAAATATAAAACATTGAATCGCGCGTAAGCTCTTCGAGAATATCAACAACTGGCGTGGGTTCAGCAATAGTTCCTGTGAATTGAAAAGGCGTTAACCACAAATTACCCTCTACGTCCCATGCTGATGCGTCTATGTACGCGCTAGGCACTGTTGAATAATTCAGTATTGCGTCTTTAGCAATTAACCAAGAATACATGGTGTCATAGTGAATAACACGCTGTGCCGATTCGTCTGCGCTGTGGCTTGCGCCTGTGGTACCAAGCTGGCCGCGAACCACTCCCGTCAATGTGTATTGTTCTGTTGATACCGTGTAGCCAGTATAAAGAATGATTTCGTCATCAATGCGAATGTATTTGTTCGCGCCAGTGTTGCCCATTTCTTGCGACAAATCCAACTCTGCGCCCGTCAATATAATGCCAGTGGTTTTGGATTGATTGATTGCTGCGAACAATTCGAGATCGCTTGTCTGCGGCATGATTGCGCGTTTGTCGTCTGCCAAACTTAGCGGATCTTTCGCGGTTATTGAGACCTTGCCCTGACTGTTTGCGCCATCGATAGCGTCAACTACATAGGTCTTGGTGATCATCTGATCTAGTGTTTCGCCCACATACCCCTCGTACACTCGGCACTTCATTGCAGAGTAGTACGGGTTTCGTCTGATCCACTTACCCCAGAACGTGCCAGAATCAAACGCATTGTACGGGCGCTCGTCAACGTATTTGTCTGCAAAAGAATCATCGTGCTGATGATCGCCAAGCGTTATTTTAACGGACGCTCTACGCCCTAAAACACTGAGATCATCGGACGCGCCGCCAGCGTTTATTTTGGTTGGAACCGTGGAAACAGAGACAAGGGAAGGAATTGCAGGCGTTTTCGTTATAGCCCCGTCTTGCTCGTATGTATCGATAACGACATTCGATGACGCATGAGTGAAGCGCCAAAATATTGATGCGTCATGGTTGTAGTTCGGCGTGTCTTGGCATGTTGCGCGGGTATTAAAACATTTGGATGTGCCAGCCGCTGCGCATGGTGAAACTCCGTAAGTGTTACTACAAGATGGCTGTTCGATTTCAAAGATCTGTATCGGCTCGCGGCCTATCGTTGTGTTACTCAAGCTAGACCCTCCGCATTCAATGTGACGCTCATTAGGTCGCGGCCTCCTGCATTTGTGGGTTTAATGTCTTGCTTGGTCCAGCAATAGCCAACTTCATCAGGGAATGTTTCTGGCCGCCAAGCAATAAAGAAAGGCTGTGTTTTCGCAGACTCCACGAAAGGCTTGAATTTTTCGCGATACCATGATGCCGTAAGGTTAGACCACTGATACGATGTAGCCACGCCTTGAGACTTAACAGAGCGCCCAAGCCACTGCCCCGACTCTGATATGTTTGTGGTGTAGCTTGTTACACTTGCCAGCGTGATTGGTGAATGTCCTCCGTAGATTGCGCGCTCCATCGTTAGCGATAAACCAACATAAACAACGCCAACCCGTGGCGCTGTGCCGCCAGCGATAGACAGGCGAACCTTCTGCGCAGCAAATTCACTGACAATAAACATGATAGGGGAGTCATTAGAGGGTGTTGTCGATGCAATATCAATCCAGCCTGATCCGTCCCACAATTGAACGGTAACGGTGTTACCATTTGTGCCGAACTCATGCGCTGCAATACCTACATAATCCACCGCTTTAGCTGTGCCGAAATCGATTTCCCACGTCGCTGGCAGAGTTAAAGGACGCCAAAAGGAATACGTCAAAGCATTATCCGCTGCGGTCGCTGGGAATCCGCCCGCTGCTGTCGATGCTGTTATTGTGCCGCTGTGTTTTGCGTACCCTATGCGCGCATGTGTGAGGTCTGGCGCGTCTGGATCGATTGGCGTTATTACTAATGATGGCGAAAAAACTACACTCATTATGAAACCCTTATTCTTGCGCCGTTGGCAACGGCTTCGTTTAGTTCTTCAATTAGGCTCTCAACTGACTGGCGGCTGAATGTGTCGCCCTGCAAACTAAGACTAACAGACTGAGCGGGGTTTGATGAAGTTGCGCTTTCACTTGATGTGCTGCCGCCGCTGCTTGATGATGATGAAGAACCACCGCCACCACCGCTAAAGCTAGTCGATGCGATCTTGCTAATTTGCACACCTGTTGCCACCGCTGCCGTCGCTGCGTACGCTGCACCGACTACGGGTCCACCAAGTGTTGCACCAATTTTATATGCACCAGTAATGGCCGCATAACCATCAATAGTGGCTTGTGCCAGTGCTGCCGCCTTGCCGATTTCGAATAGTTTTCTGCTGCCTGAGTCCATTGCACTGGCTAAGTTTGTAAGGCCGTCTTTTACCATGGCTTTTTTCATAGCTATAATTGCGGCCTGTATTTCTGCCTCTTTCTTAGCCTTATCTTCTTGTCTCTTTAGGTCTTCGGCAATGTATTTTTCGTTTAGTGCCGCCTCTTTATCGAGATATTCTTCCTTCGTGATTAGTTGCTGATCCTTAGCGTCAATAAGCGCCTGAAACGCTTGATCCTCTGCGTCCCATCTTAGTTGGGCTTCGCTTTTCAACGATTCACTAACAGCGTCTAAATTCTTTTGAGCCTCTTCTTTCGCTTTGTCTGCGGCTGCGCCTGTAGCTCCACCAGTGGCGCCATCAACTTCTGGCACGACAATTGCCGCCCTCGCTTTTACCGCGGCTTCTGCGGCCTTCTGGCTAGCCTCTTCCGCTTCCTTGACAAATGCTTTCAATCCTTCGCTTGGAAGTGGCTCGTTCCACATTGCAACGAGCTCGTCTTTCGATTCGCTAAATGATGCTGTCGCCGTTGCGTTAAAATCTTTTATCACTTTCAGTGCTGCGGATTCCCCGCGAACTATGTTGTCGATGTCGATGCCAGGGATCGCGTTTGCTGCGTCGATCATCGCATTGACAGTATCGTAAACCTTCGCGCCTACATCGTCCCATGCCTGCACTACCGTTTGCGCAACCGTAACAGTCGCAACGCCCATGCCCTTTGTGTAGACCTCTGCGGCTTTGATGGCAATTTGAATTGCATGGAACGCATTGGCAACCCATCCAGCGCCAGTTACCGCAACATTGAAAGCCGTGTCAATAGCGCCTTTGAATCCGTCCGATTCTTTCGCTGCATCAAACAGCTTACCAGCCACAGCATCAAGAACAGGTGCAAATTGTGCCGCCATGCCCTGGGTTACTGATTGTGTAAGCAGCCCCATTTGAGACATTGTATCGTTTGCGTTTTCGATCTTGGCCGCATCAACGTCTGATAAAGCCGCCCCGAAATCTCGAACCTGAGAGGCTGCCGTGGCGATTGTGTCCGCGCTCATGTTCGCCATGGCTAGGCCAGCACGAGTACCAAACAAATCAGAGGCCACCGCTGCCCGTTCGCTAGCATCAACATTCTCATACATGGCCTTATTGATGGCCTGCATTTGCTCGGATAGCGATAACTTGCTTAGGTCATCAACGGTCAAGCCAAGAGATTTAAGCGCATCCACTGCAACGCCAGTTCCCTGTGCTGCCTGCGCAAGATTAACTTTCATTGTTCTTGCGGCTGTAGACATAGTTCCTTGAGCCACGCCAGCCATGTCGGCGGCGCGCTTCAAGGTCATAAGGTCTTGCGAGGTGGTTCCGAGTTGCTGGGATTCTTTGGCTAATGCGTCAGCGGAATCAAGACCGGACTTAACCATTGCGGCTCCAGCCGCACCAGCTGCCACGGCGGTTGCTGCGCCCCACTTGGCAACGCTAATTGATGCGCTTTTTAGGGTTTTTTGCAGATCTATGTCTTCGCCAAAAATCCTAACCTTGATACCATCAGCCATTTTCCGCCCTTCTATTTCTTAAATTGTTTAGCATCCTGCTTTTGTCTGCTTTAGATAAGCCACCTTGCTGGTTCGATTCGATCTTTTCTTTCGCCCAAATAACAGAATAGATTTCCCCTACCGTCATTTGTCTGACTTCGGAAGGGGATATTTTAAGGCCGAAAACCGCTAGCCCGTATGCTTCGCGCCAATCGGCTTCCTTGATGGCTTCCGCTTGGGCGCTGGCTTTTTTGGTGCTTCTTCACCTTCTTCAACTTTTGGTTGAGGAAGGCAGGCCGCAAGAATAGCCCATGCTGAGCGTGTGAGACCTTCACCAATGCCGCCAAAACTATTCCACACTTCATCAACGTTTTCTACGTCAGCACCAACATAAGTTAATGTATCGTGAAGAATCTCGGCGCATTTTACTGTGCCGAGCTTTTCTTGACCTGCCAAACTGATCAGGTTAGTGAGCGAGTTACCAGGTCTTTGCTCTAAGTGATTGATGAACTCAAGAGTAGGGCGCACCGTGTACGCCTTCTCTTTCCAAGTGATATTTATATCATTCCAAATTGCCGCCATAAATCCCCCTATTGGATTTGATTAAATTAAGGCGTTGCCGCTTTAGCCAGTACGCCGCTCGACATGTAAGACGCTGAGAAGGTTTTCGCGTCTTCGTGTGGCATGCCTTCGCTATAACTCGATTGGAAGAAATTGCCCGTTAGCGTGAACGTACCATAATTAAGAATCACTTCATCGATTAGGTTGTCACTAAGCGAAGCAGTTAAAAGCTTGTCGCTAATCGTTAATCCTTCGACCGACAAATCCACCGCTTTCTTACCTGGCTTGGCTAGGATTCGCTGAATTCCAGCATCGCCATCAGTGGAAATATCCACCGCAGTGCTGTTAATAGTTAGGGTTTTGGTTCTTGCTTCTGCAACAACTGTCCCACCGATTGATATTGTGACCTCGCGGCCTAACATTTCTGCCATTTTTTAACTCCTGCGCTAGGCGCTCATGATTAATATTCGAAATTGCTGGATTCCGTGACGTGTAACGCCATCTGGGTCCAAGTTCATCGTTTCATTTTCTTGCAGTATCGAAATGCAATTGTAACCAGTTATCGTGAGTTTAGCACGATGCAATGCTGCATAAACTTCGCGCTGCATTAACAGCACTTCGCCTTTTCCGTGGTACTCAGACCATGAGTGAATTGGCATTAGGATATTTAAACCAACGCGCCCGTCCGTCTCGTATGATGTAGAGATAGGGAAACCAAGGGAGTAGTAAGGCGCTGGCGTTTCTTGCGGCACGTTATCAAAAACAGGTTTCGTTAATGTGGCTTTTAGATGACCAAAAATAGCCGCCTGCAAATCCGCCTGCATTGATTTTGCTGCGTCTGCCAATGTTGAAACTGCGAAAGAGTAAGTCATTTAAGCCCCTGATTTGTAACGCCGTCAATTTTCTTTTGAAAGATGGCTTTTATATTCTTGCGGTTTTTTTCTAGTGCTGGGTTAAGCCACGGACGCTCGCCCATTCTTCGTGTGCCAAACTCAAGCCATGCTGAGTACTTTAAAGATGACCCAACATAAACATAGTTCGCAGTGGCATCGACTTGGATAGACGACACCAAAGCGCCTGTGTCAGTGTTGGGCGCATCACCTTCTTTCGATGCTGTGTGATTGTATGAGTTGCCGCCGCTTCTAAACCTCTGCACCGTGTCGCCATGGCTAATATCTTGAATGGATTTTATTGCAGCCGTTCGAACGAGCTGCCCCGCCTCCATAGCGCCCTTGACGACCTCTTGCCCGTATTTCTTGGCCAATGCAGCCATGCTTTTTTCTAGCTCTTTAACGCCTGTGATTTCAGCGCTCACTGCGCCACACCTTCATCACAAGTAACTTCAAGCCATCGATTTCTTTCCTCAACATTTTTAGGAAATCGAATCTGAAAAAGACGGTCGCCGAATTTGATTTGGTGCTTTGCAGTTAGTCCGTCGAACCAGCGCATATAAACAACATGAGTTTGTGACGCTTGAAGTTGTGCGGATCTTAAGCGCTCATATCCTGACACTGGCTTGACAAAAGCTTTCTTAGTCCAGACCGTTACCCATGTAGAGACCTGACCGCCGTAGTCATCCTCGACCTCTTGTAGCTCGCGAATTTCGATCTTATGGCGAAGCATTCCTGGCGTTAGGTCGCAGCAATTCATCAAAACACCACCAAATCAGTTTTGTAGGTTAATAATAGATCAAGCGCCCCGCTTTTCGACATCGCGTCGTTAGCGTCGCACGTTCCCCGATGCTCATACATAAACGCAACCATCGACAGTACGGCCTGTTTTATCTGGTCCGGTACATCATCAATACTTACATAGCCTGTTTCGTACTCCACCAGCACCGCCAGCTGCTCTTCATCAAAAGGCGGAATGGTGTCAATGTAAAACGTAAAAGGCTTGCCGCTCAATACATGAGGCGTTTCGGCTTCATTAAAGAATAGCGCCGTCGTGATTGTTGTTGCTGTGTGGGAATAAGGAAGTTCGATCTCACGCTTTAGGCAGTCGTTGCGGCGGCTTAATGATGGGCTTGTGTCTGTGCCTGTAGTAGGCCACGCGCGATAAGTTAAGCGACGACTACGAGAAATAAGCTCCATGCCCAAATATTCAATTGCCGCGCTCGTGGCTGACTTTGAGAGCATAGGAATTATCGCATCATCTTCCTCAATGCCTAGCCATGCCGCAACCTCTGCAACTGTCACAACTGGCGTAACGCCCTCTAGCGCCTGCGCATGCATTATTTTTTACTCGCTGGCTTAGCTGGCTTGGTTTCTTTTGGCGCAACTACCTTGGTTTCTTTTACTGGCTCGGGCTTGGTGTATTCTTCGATAAAGCCGCCCTTCAATAATTGCTGATACTGCGAGCTTGTTTCGTCAAGATCAACGACAGCGCCTTTTGGGTGTGATTGCGTGGTCTTTAAATATTTAACAGTTTTCATGGTGAGCCCTCATTTTGTATAAATAACATTCTAGCACTAAAGCGTATCAAATCAATAATTGATGACCAGACATAAAAAAGCCCTCATAACGAGGGCTTTTGTTATCTGTGACGTGTCACAAATTATACTGCTACTGCAAAGGAGCCTTTACAGAACGCTAAAGGACGGTTAACCGCAAGCGTGTAACGCTCTTCGCCCAAGATCGCGACAGCGTTCTTCACGAAGTAATCACTGTGAGACTCGCTCACACGGATAGACACGGTTTCACGGTCGTACACTTTGGCACCGATTGACCAATCACCAAGCAAGAAGCTGCCTTGAGTCATTGCATTGGAGATAACAACAGGGATACGCCAAATTTCAGTGGCCGTGGCAGAGGTTGCTGCATTGGAAACCAAGATGTAATGGCCGTCAGTCGCTTTTGCTGTTTCAAGCGTTTCAAAATCAACTGGGTTCATTACAAGGCCGTTAGCATTGTAGTACTCATTGATTTGAAGTTGAGTTTTAGCAGAGCGGATATGATCGATCATCGCAGCAGGAACGTCAGCAGCAGCGGTACCAGAGGCAAGTTCGCCAATGTCATTGATTGCTGCATCATTCATGATCCCTGTCATATTCTGACCTGTACCATCACCCACCAACAACTGAGCGTCAGATTCTAATTGCAAGCCATATTCAAGCTCGGAATCGATAAGACCTTGAAGCATTGGCGCGTCGTCAAGAACTTGGCGAGACGCTGGAACCCAGTGTGCAATAGTGCGAATCGGAACAGTCACCAATTCCCAAGTAAGGTTTGATTGTTTCTTGGCAACAAATTCACCACCACCAATACCAGCGGTTGTGCCTTGTGGAGCTGCGTTACCAGTACCCGCAGTTTGACGCATGATCTCGACAGAGTTTGAGCTTGTCGGGATTGATGGGATAAGATCGCGGATTCGTAACGGACGCTTACCACCAATTGAGCGGTAAACCTCTGGATCACGATCTGTACGAACCAATGCACCAGCGGAAGCAGCCAAAGAGCTAACGTCTTTAATCTCAACTTCACCAACAGTGCGGCCATTGTGATTTTTGTAAGCATCGGATTTAACAAACTCGCCGCCAAGCGTGGAGCGTTTTTGCTGTGGCGCGCCTGCATAAGACTGTTTTTGTTCAAGCTGCATTTCGATTAGCTTGGCTTCAATAGTCTTGAAGTTAGCTACTAGCTCGCCTTGTTTCTTTTCAGCTTCTTCAAGTTTAGATTTTGTTTCCGCTGCAACTTCGCCAGCCGCTTTTAATTCGGCTTCGCTTTTTTGACGGAATTCAGAGATAGACGCGCCAACAGTCTTAAACTCTGCAAGAATTTGTTTTACCTGCTCTTGCGTGTTTGGTTGTTGGCCTTCATCGCTCTTACGCTCAAAGCGAGCGCTTTTTGTTTCAAATGTTTTAATGGTCATGATTTCACCTGTAGTCTGGAGTTTAGTTCCGCGATTGCGGTCTTTAGTTCGGATAAATAATTATCCTCTTTGCTCTCTTGGTCTACCTCTCGCAGACACTTAACACCAGCCGAAGCAATAGCTTTCGATTGGCTTCTTGAGTACCCAGCATCACGCAGGACTTTCTCAATATCTCGCACATTAAGGTTATCTTCCTTAACGCCTGTCACTTTGGCTTTTTCGTTCATTGGGAACGTAACCAATGACACTTCATAAAGGTCTAGGTCTTTAATAACTCGAACACCATCCTTGTTATATTCTGAATCATTGACACTGTAACCGATGCTCATTGAGTCGATAACACCGTCTTTCAATAGCGTCATAGCCTCGCGGCCAAGTTCGGTATCTGAGATTTTACCCTCAATATACAAGCCACCTTCGCGTTCTTCCAATAGCGTAGGTCGTCCAATTGGCTTTTGCATATCATGCTGCCAAAGAATGCGAACAGAATCACCGCGCTCTTTCAGTGTTCTTTTAAACGCTCCTTTAAGGACAATATCGCCACCTCGGTCTAAATGGCTGGTCGATGCAAAGCCAGAAAACGTACCTTCACTTTTGCCGCTTTCGTCCATCTTGACGTCAAAGTTTAATTTCTTGTGATCTAGCTCACCATAGGGCGAGTTTTTAAAAAGATGCTTAGCCATCTAATAGCCTCGTTTTTGCCAATTCAGAAACACCCAAACAGGCGCTTTTGAATTAACAAAATAGAACCGACTAAGCCAGCAAGCGATTCCAGGGGAACTAGCCAAGCCGATCCTACATTAGCAGTATAACAAAGTTTACGCAAAAACAAACACTACTGCGCAACGGCAGTTAATGACGTTCTTTGCGCTGCCGCTAGGATCACCTGGAAACATGAGCAATTCGCCGCCAACATTGAAAGGCTGATCCATTTCCACAGTCTGTCCGTCTGCGTCTGCATGATCCTCTCGCGTGCGTTCTCCTTTGCTCGCCACCCATTCCTTTTTCATCGTTATTCCGCTCGCTTTAGCGGTTGCCGTGGCTGCTACTTGTGACGCTTGATGCGATTCAGTGCGCGCGATTGTTTGCGCCCGTGACGCTGACTTGAAGGGGATAATTGACCGCAATTGCTTGGCGATTTCCTTTTCCCCAAGCCCTTCACTTCTTCCTCTAGCAACAACACCCGCAACATCTGCTTGAGTCGTGCTTGTGATCTCGGTTATTTTCCGAGCAGCATACAAGCGCAAGAAGTCGCCCATGATTTTGTCGGCCGTGGGAGTTGTCATTACTGCCACTTCTTTTACTTCAAGCTCTGCAAACGAAAGGCTCTTGCCGCCTTCCTGATTGTTGCTTATAGACTCTTTTGCAGCATCCTTCCATAGTGGTTCAAGGATTCGCCCTATGCGACGTTCGTGTTCTCTTAATGCTACTCTCTCGTCATCACTTGAATACATATCACGCATTGCACGCGCTATTTCACGAGAAATGCGCGCGCGGTATTTGATCACCGCACGGTCAACGATCCTTTCTTGCAATCGTTGCTGTGCTCTTGCGCTTCGTCCGTTAAGTGTTCGAGCCATACGCGCCTTGCCCGTCTTCTTCGTTTGATCCATCATCTAGGCCAAGATCATAATTTGCCGGAATCAAGCCGCTTGGAATGTAGCTCACATCGCCACCCTCACGCTCTTTGAATCCCAATTCTAGGCGCTCGTTAATCTCGTTAAACGGAACACCGACAGCGAACAATTTACCCATGGCGTCCAGCTTATCAGAGCGTTTTTCTTGCAACGCCTCGACATTCGACAGGTCATAATCGATCTTGATGTCACTACCAAAGTCACCCGCTAACTGGTGGTTAAGCTGGCGCTTGATCAATTCGAGCTGTGGAATGATCGTATTTTCCCATAGCGCTTTATTCATAGCGTCTGCGTTCGCTAGGTTTACGGCCTCAGTCATGCCAAGGTTAGCAAGCGACATGCCAAACGCCGCACAAATCTCTGTCCATGTGGCGCGGCGGGAAGCTACGAAATCCATTTCAACAGCCGTTTGGCCTAGCACCGTAACCTTGCCACTGCTTACAATCGGTTTTCGCGCGTTTGCTGGCCCCGAGTTTCGTTCGTGCAAAGCGTCTCTTGTTTTTTGCGCCTGTTCTGATGTGGCGCCCGCTGGTAGTTCAACGCTAATGTCTGACAGTGAGCGGTTTTGCAGGCTTACTTTCTGATGCTCCCCAGCCTCTCTATCCACGTCCGTTGCTTTGGCCGCCGCCTTCAATACAGGCTGCCCCCAATATGGACTTGATGGATTAGGCATACGAAAATGAATCATATCGGGCGAAAGGATTTTGTTATCCCCGCGCTTAATGGTGTGCTCGTAATAATCGATAAGCCGCACTTCGCCCGGTTTAATCTTGATATATTGCGAAGGAATGACCCACAGCTGCCGAGGCAGGTTAGCTGTAACGCCTGCCTTAACTTTAGTGACAAACGAGCTGCCAGCAAGATCAAGATACTGGCTCACCGAATACATAAGCTCGTATAATGATTGATCAGGGTTTGGACGCTTTAGAAGGTCATTCAATGGGCTTGCATCATCGCGCAACCAAGTATCGTTTCCCTCGTCGTCTTTGCCCTTCTTCTTAACGCACCACGGGACGGAAGCAATGAGCTTTGCCCGTTTCTCAACGCACGCATAGACAATGGTCGATTCGTCGTAGCCCTCATTGATGGCGTTATCAATTGACCAATCACGCTGCTTTGTCGCATATAGCTTCCATCGCGGCATTGATTCTGGGAGCGTCATTGATTTGAGACTAAATTCAGGAATCGGAATCGGTGCCAGCGGATCGTGCTTTTTATTAAATGGCCACATTCACTTTACCTCTCTTCAATGCCTTGTACGCGCCACGCTGACATTCGCCAAGGACGACAGTCTTGCCCTGCTTGCGCTCGTTTGATTCCGGCAGGTGCCCTGTGCATTGCTTGGCCTTACGTCTAATCGCCTTGGCTTTCTTTGCGTTCATGTTTAAACCTCGAATATAAATTCTTCTTTCTTGATCATTGGGTTTAGTGCGTAGCGTATAGCATCAATGTAGTGGTTGTGTTTATCTACAATTGTAGTTAATACATCGCCCGAATTCTTGTCAACTTTGTACGAGTATAACCTAAATTCCTTTTGTATCTCTATACAACGCTCGTGAATGACTATCTCAGAGAATGACCTCATAAACTGAATACCATCCTCAACCGAACCCGCCCATTTGCTGGTACTTGTTACTTGAGGCAGGCCGTGTCGCCTTAAATGCGAAACCGACTCAGGGCGTGCGCAATCGGCACGCACTACATGCCTGCTTATTTCGGGTATTTCTTGCTCTATGAATATCGCTGTGTCGTCAAGCTCAAGGCCGACCTTGCCAGCCTCGCGTTCAATCATCAAGCGGTCACCATCAATCCAACACTTAACCGCCGCTGTAGGGTCTTGAGAGAAACCAAAGTCCAAGCCGTGATACGGTCCATCCCAGTGATCTTTAGGCTCAAATGAATCAATGCGGTACTTGTTGGCGAACACTTGCGCGTCAGAGTTTTGACGGTATGCGCCCTCCCATATCCATGCGTAGGTGTTTGGATCAAGGGTTCTTTGCTGGCGCTTTCTTAGGTCTTCAAGTACTTGTGGGAACCACGGATTATCCCCGTAATTCATTTCTACAATCATGGAGTTGCCTTCCAACTCATCAAGCTGCTTTCTAAATCTTAGGTCTGTTGTGCTTCCGTCTAGCTCTGGGTTCCATGTAACCCAAATCTCTGAACCCTCAGTACGAACGGTTGGCTCTAATTTATCCCAAGCCATGGAGGAAACGCCTTCCGCCTCATCAACCCACGCTATAAGGATGCGAGCCTTTGACTTTAGGCTGTCTAAGTTTCGATTAAGGCCAGTAAATATGTACTCGACGTTGCCGTTTTTTGTCCTTATGTACTCTTGCCCGATATCAAAGTAATTTTTAAGCCAGTCCACCGACTCAATAGCACCCTTAACCTCTGCCATGGATGAATCTTTAAGCGAGTTCATCCACTCACGAGCGCAAAGTATTACGCCTTTTTGACCAGACTCGGCCGCCATATAAGCACGAATAGCTGACATCAAAGCGAATGAAAAAGTCTTGCCTGATCCTCGCCCACCATAAGCACCCCTAATTCTTCGGTACGGTTCGGAAAATACAGGGATTAGTTTTGGCGGCAACTCAATTTGCGCAACTGTCATTCTTTAGGTGCTACCAACTGAATAACTGATGGCGCGGCTTTTAGGCTTCCATCAGGATTTGAAAGCTCGTGTTTGCTTGCCGCCTTATACCCTGCTAAGTCTGCCAATTGGTTCATGGCCTTTAATTTTATATCCAAAGCGGCCTTGTGCTCTGTAAGCTCCTCTAAGCTCATTTGATCGATTGCTGCATTACCTATATCCGCAATCTTAGTATGAAGCTCTAGCATCCTCTCACGCGACATAACAGCACTAGAAACCGCTGCTGCCTTCATAGAGTCGATAAAAGCCCTCACCTTAACGTCCCTTAACATCCTGCTAACGCTGGCCTCGCCTGTAACCCTGTCTTTAATCTTCTTATTGGCTAACATAAAAGCGTCAATATTAGACATGCCGGAAACAATATTGATGCACACCTTTTGCTGCAAAGGTGTAAGCGCATCAAACAGAGCCTTTTGCTCCTTCGTCATTTTGAAGTCAGTCTTCATCTTTAGCGCCGCCCTATATGAATAAGAACAACAGAAACAATCATTGCAATACCAAAACCAAGAAGAGCCAACATAAAATCACCCATCACCTACC